TCTGCTTATTAAGCCGATCCAAGGAAACCTGATCAAGAGTTATTGTAATCATGCGTACAATTTATAAGCTGCTAAATAATTGTAAAGATTAGGCAGAAGCATTTTATCATTCCTGTTTTCTGCCATTTCCTTCACCATGTTCTTGATTGCGATTTTAACCAAATCAGGGCAATAATCCTGAGTAGTATATTTCACATAAATTTCACAAGTTGTTGAATCGTCAATCAACTCAACACCGGGTATCGTGATTGTAAACTGATCTAATCCCTTCTTTGTGTAGGTGGTTATTACATCCCCATTAACTTTAACCTCTGTTATTGCCAAGTGTGACGGATAAGGAAGTGTTATAACTGTGTAATTAGCTGCATCCCATACAGTGACTACCCGATTATATTCGATGGTCTGAGCGACAAATGAGCGATTACAAAACTTTTCAGCCTGTTCACGTGCAGCCGTTATAAGCGCAATGATCAGACTATCATCCGTTGTGTAGTCAGTGCGAAGATAGAGCTTCATATCGACCAGCTGAACAGGTTCTTTACCCGTTATAGTAGTGCGGATTTCGAAGCTCATCGCTTTTGTTTTTTAGGTTTATAAGCCGGAACAACAGCTTTATTGACAGATGGAACTTCAACTTTTGCCTCGTCAATCTTAACACCGTAGTTATAGCGTATCATGTCGTTATCAAGGTAGTCAGGTACATGAATTATATCACCTTTTAGCTTCCCGATAAAATCAGATTTTAACTTAAATGTTCCCATAGTTTAAAATTTAATGAACCGTAGGGAGGTAACGATCCTCCCCCGTGTACCAATATACGGTTATTGTTTTCTCTTCAGTGTAAAGCCACCTGTAAAAGTAGTAACTCCTGTATTATACCCATTGCATTTTACTCTGTAATAACGCCAAATAGTATTAGGTATCTCGTAACCTAACGCTTTAATTACCCCGGCTGTATTAACGATAACGCTATCCGAAGAAGTGCCTAAATCAACCCATCGTGTACCATCATATGACCCCTGAAGCATTGTATTAACGGTTTCAGTGCCTGATTTATTAACAGGGATGATAAAGTAACTCGCCAAATAATCCCCTTTAATCGCTACCGGAGTAGCAATAGTGAGATACTTTGTTTGAGTATTAGTCGTGCTATCCTTTGGGAAAGCAACAGAAGAATCAATTACCTGCGCCTGAACTGCCAACCCGGCAAACAAGCAAATAAACATAAAAATTAACTTTTTCATATTTTCAAAGATTTAAAGGGAGGCGGAAACCTCCCGATTAATTAAACAACGTTTAACAATGCCTTACCAGCGGTGAATGTACCTTTAACAAATGCCAAGTAATCAGGGGCCTTAATTCGCATTGTGGCCCTCATGTACAGGGTAACAGTTTTTAGCTGTGCAATTGCATCGCTCTCGTTCTGATCCCATATTTTAAGATCCATACCTTTGCGATAGACAAACTTCGCTTTCTTGAAGTCACCTACTACAAATTCGTCAGAAGTCACACCATTGTTGACATAAACAGGACAACCTGCAACGACCTGGCCGCTATTGGTGGTAAATGGTGCTAAAACATATGCCCCATCTTTGTCACGTTCCAAGTCCATTTCCATAGATGATACCGGATTGATGATAATAGCCGATGCATTGTAGTTTGCAACCTGGAGTTGAGTTAAGGCAGCCCTTAGAACGTCCTTATTGTTGGCAATGTCACCAGCGTTCAACTTGTAAGCGTTTGGAACTGCAAAGGCAGTAGCCAAAGTTTTGATACCATCATAACCGTTCAGTGCGATCGTACCGGCAAGAATATCACCATCGATCTTCAGCATCATCAAAGTGACCAGTTCAGTTTTGATTTCCGAAAGAATCCACTCGATGTCATCCAAAGAATCATTTGATACTTTGATGTAAGACCCGAAGTTCTTAACGGTCAAAGTTTTGGTTTCATAACCTAAAACAACAGGATTGGCAGGCGCAACTCCTTCAGCGACCAACAGCGAATTATCAGTCCGCGTTTTGCGTTCAACCCAGCTAATCTGGTATTTGTTGGTTGTTCCCGTCTCAACTAATGATAACAAGAAAGGCATACGATCCGGGGCCTTCCCGATCCCTGCTTCCATTTCCCCACCTGGCAGAAGCGCGTTAGTGGTGATGTTAGCGTTGTCACTTTCCAAGAATGATTTAACAAGCAAATTAATCTCACCCTTAAAGGTGCTATCTTCTGCAAACTTTTTGAAAGTAGCGATTTCCGCGTTCAGCTTTTTACGCAAATCTTTGGTAAAAGAAATGATCTCGGATTTTTGGCCTTCTTTTTCAGCTTTCGCCTGAACGGTTGCCAATGCGTCCAACTGCTCTTGCATCTTTGCAGTTCCGGACTTAACTAATATTAATTCAGATTTTTGACTCTCAATCGTGTTGAGTAGTTCAGCCTGAGTTGCTTTGATCTGATCTCCATGAGCCGATAAAGCTGATTCTAATTCTTGTTTTTCCATTACTTTTAATTTTTAAGATAATAATTTTAAAATATCTGATTTTGTAAACGGCTCTTCAATCGGAGTGATAACTGTTTCAATTATCGGCTCTTCTTCTTTGAGTGTTTCGACCTGTGATTCATTTATTAATGCTTCGACCTGTGATTTCAATTTCATAAGATCAAATCTCTTCGCTTGATTTCTTTCAATGGCAATTAGTCTTTCAAACTCTGTATCAATAAAGTCTGCTTTCTCTTCGGCTTTCATCCGGGTTATCACAGCCAACGGATTAGAGGCAATGGTGACTAAACTAACTTCATAGAGCATAATCTCATTAAGATACTGCACATCTTGCCCATCCTGAACCCCCGATGTTGAGTTAATCGCCCGGTAACCGATGCTCATTTCTTTTAAAATGCCCTCTTTAACTTTGCATTGGATGTCTTCTTCAGCAGCAGAGAGCATAACTTTTACATAAAGTCCCGTATTATCCTCTTTAATATCAAGTATTTTGCCAATTGGATTCCAAATATCATGCTGATAAGCAAAGGCTATACGGTCTTTTCGCTCCATTAATGTCTTTGCAAATGCTCCCTTTACGATCACATCATTTGTTGAGTCAATATTTCCGAACACTGCTCCCCATCCTTCGATTGTCATTGTCCCGGATTCTTCCTGAACATTGGCGATTTTGAAGCTCTTAAATTGAAGGTTATGTTTCATTATGTTGCAATTTTAGTACAAATATAATAATAATTGAAATAAAAAAATAATCCGATATGTTTTACAACATATTATACAAGTTCCGTCATATAGGAGCAGTGGCAATTGCAGACCTCCGCAGCATCCCCATTCGGGTCACCGGGGAACTCTAATCCGTTAGGAAAAGTATCGCCCGGCTTTACCCCTCCATTATCAATTGACCATTGTTCACATTCACGATGGGAGTCCCTTACGTTACTGAGTCCCGATGTTGACCAAAATCCTACATATTCGTAGCCTGTTGATTCTGCTGATTCTCTCGTTGCCTGATTTGATGCCGTGATGATTTCTGTTTGTGCTATCAACCCGGCTCTTGAGTCTGTCATTGACTTGTACTGATCATTCACGGAGCTAAGGATCAAGTCTTTTATCTCGCTTATCCCTAAGCCTTCTTCAAGTCCTGTAGTGACGGCTTTCTGAGTTGCACTGATGATGTAACTTTCTGTCGTTGCACTGATCAAAACTATCCTCTCCCCTGCTTTTGTGAGTGCATAATTAGCCAGTGACCGCTCAAAGATTGTTTCTTGTATCTCTTCTGTTACGTCTTTTTTAGGTGGTAATAATTTCTTTCGCCACATCATCGCAATATCTGAAGCCGATGAATAGGTTCGAGTGAATGCCTTCTCAATCGGTTCTGAACTTATCGCCCCCGTAAGTCTTTCTGTTAACTGATCAATAGAAGTGTTTTCGATGATCTTTATCGCTTGTATATACTGATCTCTAATCGCTGCCTTGAACATGATCTTACTTCTGGCAATGAGTGCCTTGCGCTTTCTTATTATCAATCGCTCGAATGCCGTCATTTCCTGTTCAATATGTCGTAATCGCCAAAGTCTTTAATCGGCAGTGGTTCTGTCGGAGCTGTCAACACAGATAACGGACTCTCACC